TCCCTTAGCATAACAATATCTACCAGCCTTGTCCTGAACGACCTGGCGGCTGAACTGCTCTGCACCTGGCTTTGCTGCACGAGATACAATAGTACCATCATCACCCATCATCAAACCCTGAGCAGCTGCATTATTACGGAATGCAGTGGTTAGTGCATCAATCTTTTGGGTAAGCATGGCAGTTGAGCGAGCCTGGGAGTCGAAGGCACTAGCGGCATTCTTTGCCATAATATTAGCAGCAGCTTCTTCGGCATTTACAGCCTTGAATCGAAGCACCAAATTACGCATACCAGTACCAAACTTAATAACGTTACCCATCAAGTTAGCAAAAATACCAATAAGCATTAGGAACGGACCAACAAGCGCTGCTCCAACACCCAGAACAATTAGAAAGTTCTTAAGCATCGGGTTCAAACCATTGAAGTTTTCAATCATGCTAGCAACAAAATTCATGATTGGTGTCAACACGGCCATCGTCGCCTCACCAAGAGGAATCAATGAATTTTTGATATTTTCGAATGCAGCCCTAAACTTGAAGCTGGCTGATTCTTGTAATGTTGCAAGCTCGGCTGCTGACTTTTCTGCCATGCTTGAAGCGCTTTCGCCAATCAAGTCCATAGCGGTCTTAGTTTGGTTTGCTGTACCGGTCATAGCATCACCAAAGTTCGTTACCAGCGCAGTTGCGCGGTCGAACTGATACTTACCAAATGTCTTAGTAATTGCAGTCTGCTTTACCTGGGGATCAATACCATTAAGTTCTTCACCGATTAGCTTTAGGAATGTATATAGATTACCACCAGCTTCTTCTACGATAGCCGGTAGGTCCTTATTTAATGCAGTCTTCCAGTAATCAATAGCTTCCTTAGTTGGGTCAAGCAAAGTAGAAGTAGCACTCTTTAGGGCGTTAGCACCAACCTCAGGATCAACACCGGATTCACGAAGAGCGACCATAAGAACACCCATTTCCTTAGTTGTTACACCAAGGGTACTCATAGCGCTTGCTGCACGAGGAATTGCGGCAGCAATATCTTCCATCTGAAGACTTGTCTCCTGAGCTACGATGTTGTAGAAATCATAGGTTTCCTTAAGATCATCGATTGTCTTAATTTGATCACGGAAAGCGGTACTTAGAGAAATAGTCATCTCAGCAGCAACCGTTGGGTCGAAGTCACCCAATGTAGCAACTCGCATTGTTTCCTGAGTGAACTGCTGTAGCTGCGTTCCATTAAGACCTGTGGCAGCAAGTTGTGACTGAATTCCTAGAACGTCCTTGGCAGCTACTGCATATTCCTTTGTCATCTGAGTAGCTGCCTTTAGAGAAGTTTCTCTTAGTTGTGCTAGCTCTGCTTCTTTACCGGCGGCAGTGGTGGCTACCGTATCGTAAACACGAGCAATATTAGTAAGTTCCTTATCGACCTGATAGGCTAATGCAGCACCGGCAGCGGCTGCCATACCTAGAGGCATAGTCATACCTACAGTGATCTGACGACCGGCCCACTGAGTGTTCTTACCCCAATTAACGGTGTTCTGAGCAGCAGCGCTAATCAACTGGTTGATCATGCCATACTTTACCCTGGCCTTTTCTAGCTCGGGGGTAATCTGTTTCGGTGTAATGAGATCAACCTCATTCTTACCGAAAGTATTTGCGGTCATCTGACCCAACATAGAATGACGAAGTGCTGTCTGCTCTCTAATAGCCTCAGCTAGAGCACCTTGACCTGTCTTCTGAAACTTAACATATTCCTTAGCAGCCTGGGTCATTGTGACCTTCTGCTTCTGGATTTGTTCGGTTAGGCGCTGGGAAGCAGATACTGCCTTAACTGTCTGAACAGACCAATCGCCAGAAGCCATTGCTGTCTCCTGGTAAACCTTGCGCAACTCAGCAAGGTGCTTAATCTGATCACGGTAAATATCAGTACGATCCATTGGGTCAGCCTGCATGCGCTGGGCCTGCATAACCTTTCCAAGATTGGCAAATTGAGCCTGTAGCTTTGCTACTTCGGCCCTTACGTCCTTGAAGTCGGCGTTACCATGAAACCGTACTACAATATCCTGAATTGTATCTCAACTCCCTTATTCTTCTATGACGTAACCGAAGCCCATCACAGAGAATTCTTCCTTATTTAGTTCAGCCTCGCCACCGGCAACCTTTGCTGCCGCGCGGCGCTTGACCTCCTCAATTCGCTTCTGAATCGGATCTTTCTGATTCTTCTCAAGGTCAATGCCCTTGAGAGCTGCAGTAAACACCTTGTTTAGTCTATCTTGTTCTCTCTTCTGATCTAAAATTAAATTGAGTTCTTTGAGACTGAGACTTTCTTCCAATTCATCAAAATTTCTCCATATTCCCAGCATAAATACTTCAGCCTCTAGTTCAGCTAACTCTAGTTCGTCCCAGCTTCGTCCGCTGCCTGTTCCTTCAGCAGCGCCATCTGAGCCGCTGCCTCTAGCATTTTTGGGTCATTCAGCTTGATTCCTAAATCAAGTTCAATTACCTTAAACACAGTTTCCATATCAAAAAGTTCAGTCATTAGGTCGTAATTGGTAACCCTCTTTTTGCCCTTATCTTCATCCTCAGGATCAACTAGAACTTCAACTTCAAACTCTGGGCGTTCGCGCTTAGTGCATAAACAAACAATATCAAGTAATCTATCAATACCCTCGTCGTCATCCTCAGCCTCGCTCAGCTTAGACAGAAGCTCCTGACCCTTACGCATAACCTTAATATTAGCAGGCTTGCAAGTAATGGTTGATCCGTCCTGTAGAATAAGCTCTTCTACATCGTACACAGTGGTTGCCATTTTATTCTCCTTTGGTTGGTACATGTAGTATACAACATTAAGAATTATGATGCAAAATCTTAAGCGACTAAGAATTGCCTCCCAAACAGAACCGCCCATCTCCGAAGAAATGGGCGGTTCAAACTTAATTAAGATCAGAGACCGTAATCAAGACCGTTTCTAGTTGCAGCATCGGTAATGGTTCCATAAGCAGAACCACCAGAGCCTACACCTGCCTTTGGCAAGCAGCGGAAGGAAGCTGGCAAAGTAGTTGCCTCAGCCCTGCGAAGAGCGTGACTGGTGCTTTCTGTCTGAACTGCGCGCCATAGGTGGTACTGACGCTCTCCAGTAGCAGCAGCAGTACCCGGGCGTGGACCTGCAAAGTATAGCTGACGCTCAGTTGGAGCCTCACCTAGACGACCTGCAAGAATATCTACAGTTGGGTTAGCACCAGATGCGGTACCTGCCTGACCCCATGCAATCAACAAATTCTCAAGAGTTGCCTCAGAGAAAGTGGTGTTTACGGTTACTCTCATACCCTGCTTGAAGATACGTGCGGAGTCAAGTAGCTGGTCAACCTCTACGTCTCCGTAGTCAGGCTCGTAGCTAACCTCAACACCCTCAGTAGTAAAACCTACGTGAGTCCAACCAGTAGGAGTAATTGCTCCATTGTTGGCTGGGACTGTTGGGCTCGTTGGACGACCGGCTGCTGTTGCGGCTGGGCCAATGAACACGTTAGCTGCACCAACGATGATGTTTGTATCGTTAAAAGCCATGTCTAATTTTCACCTCCTAGTGAAAGAAATGGTTGCTGGCTAGGCATCTTCTCAATCTTGATAATAACACCTATACCATTCTAATTCAAAATCTCGGCTCCGTAAAAGCAGCTGTGATAGTAATTAGAGCTTCGTTTTCCTCATTTTCAGCTTCTGCTGGCATTGGCCCGCTAATTTGAGTGAGGTTAATATATTTAAAACTATACTTCTTTAACAAGGCAGGAACCGGAGGGGTAGTCTGAGCTGTCTGTAGGTACCTATTGACATTGCGAGCAGATTCGTCATAACGTTCAAACTCACGTTCGAATAAATTGACTAGCTGCCCCATCTTGACTTGATCTGTTGATCTGACAGAATAAGCAATCTGATGGGACTTGAGATACCACATTTGTCCAGTATTAATTCTATTCCAGGTATAAACAATATATGGATGTGATGTGATACCAGCCTGTGACTCGATAATTGTAATAAGATCAGCCGTTTCCTCAACAGGCACAACTGGAATCATGCCGGTTGTCATGCCTGGACCCTTGTAGTTGTTTCTATCAAGGATTCCTTCGGATGCAATCCGTTCCCACAAATATCTGTTGATAGCGTGAACCGGATGCACGTTATTAATCGGCATATAAATCATCCCTTCTTTTCTGTGCTTCTCCCACATAATCAATTGACTGTCTTTGCATATCTTTGATTGCTTGGCTCCTACCAGAGTCAAAATGAATTTTATCTGACATCTGATTAAGTGTAGCTCTTCTTCGGTAAATATCTCTACTCCACTTGACGAACTGACCCCTAGCGTTACGTGGAACCAGATTCCTTTCAAGTACCGGGCGAATCTCGTTGCTGAAAATGACCTCTGCTTGTGTGCCCCACCACGCATAAGTTATACCCGTAAATGCACCGGCATTTCCGTTATACATGCCTGGCTGAGTAATCACCGGCGTTTTGCGGAAAATCACCTTCCCATCAACAACAAAAGCCATACTTTTTACTTGACGCAGCTTAGGCTCAATACGAACAGTTTGCCCATATTCCATGACTGTAGCTTTCCAGGTAAAAATATGCACTCCTTCTTTTACTACCTGCCCATTCTTTCCTGGTTCTAGAAGTTCTGGCTCAATCGGAACCGGACGGACCGATGGAAGAAAAGTATATCCCAAGGACTTACTATTTCCTCTTCCATTTTCTATAATCTTCCATAGACGCATCTGTGGAACGCCAACTGTGCTGTAATCTCCATAATCATTACCCCACTCATAGATATGGTGGAACTTTTCTGGATTGAGACGAGCAGCAAGATCAACCGCGCCCTCATAACGATTCCTCAAGATCGATGACGCATATTCGATAGCAGACTCAAGATACTTAGGCGTCTCAATAGCATCAGCAATACCAGTCAAATACCCACTAAACTTATCTGCTGCAGAATTATCCATATCAAATTTCACTGAATACCAGACCTCTTTAATACTGCAAGATTATCAATATGGCGACCAAATGGATCGAAAGTTGGAGTAATACCTTGAACTTCAAATACCGTTGGCTGACCAGTTTCTTCTTCCAACCAAAGCAGGCGATCATCACGACCTCTAATATTGGTTACAAATTGGCTACGGTTAAGGACATACTTGGCTGGAAAAGACATTTGGATAACTTCTAGTGCCTTGTAAAGACCATCTTCAAAACTTTCTGTGTTAGCTGACGAGCGGAATCCAACCTCAGGAAATCCTCGAATCATACATTCAATATCAAAGCGCCTTATATTAACCTCGGGTGTAGTGCCTGGACCCCTGACAGGTTGGACAACGGCTGCGTCATCCTTCCAAACCTTAATCAAGGCACCAGTGATTTCATCTTGTTCCATCTCATAATGTCCACCTTGAAGAGCTGGATCAACATCCACCTTTCCCTCTTCATCGACTTCAATATTTTCAACCTCAAGTCGATTAAGCACTGTTGCCTTCATGTTGAATCGAACATCTGTTAGGCTAAGCATTTTCATATAATCACCATGCCTTGTCGGCGGTATTTTTCTAATAAACCGTCCGCTCGGGCATTACCCGTGCCTCTAAATGCCCCCTCATTAAAGGTAAGATTCCAATCACCGGCCTTGATGGCCTCAAGATAACGATCACGGTATAGGTTCTCCCCACTGCCAAAATCATTTGCTAAGAGAAGTGCAGCTTCCTGAACATCCTCAGGAACATTTGGATAACCCCATTCTCCCTCTATAGTGTAGGTAGTACCTCTGTGGAACTTCTTCCAGTAAGTATCAGGCACATAAATGACTCCACTGACAACAGTAACATTTTCAATATAATCTTCTGGTGGCATTTCCTTAATACCCATGTAGTTCTTCCAGCCTAGGTTTAGGTACCAACCATCAGCTGATACAGTAAAGTACGTTACCGGGCCACCCTGGACGGTATATAGCCGGTTAAGGCGCTGTGGCAAAGCCATCCTTTTTTCACCAGTTCCTGTAACTTGCTTAAAGCCTAATTCATAGCCAAAGCTCTGACCGGTATGCGCTTCAATCACTAAGCGAATATTATTCTCTAATTCGGCAAGTTCAACTGGACCCCAGTTAGTATTGGTAAACAAAGTACGAAGCCTATTGATTGGCACAATGGGGCTACGAACATCAACATGTTGAACTCTGCTAAATGGTGTTCCAGAGTCATCACCAGTCCAAATAATCTTTAGATTACCGTCAAACTGTGTCTCTCGGAATGTTAATCCAACCTTAAACCTGCCAGCGTCGCCCTGAATTCCTGGAAATTCAGCAATCTTGGCCTCATTACGATAGACGGAAGCAGTCAATGGTCCATCAAATGGATGCTCAAAGACTACATCGCTGTTAGTGTCACGGTAAATGCTCATATATGTATTGTACTGTCTCCTTCATTATTTTTCAATTACAACTTGGTAGAACCCAGATACACTGCTGTTACTGCGGACGTTCCAACGAAAAGGTTTGTAGGAACATCGGAACCAAACCTAACCTTAGCTGCTGGACTAGAATTAATACTTGTGTCTCCACCAAGCCCACGAGCCACGAGATACACATAAGAATTAGGAGGAACAGTCATTGTCCTGGCTAGAGGGTCCAGAACCTGCAACGGACCGTTATTCACAGTATAAAATTGAGTATCCGGAGCGCCAGTAACATTCCAGGTAATAACACCAGTAGCTCGGTTGTATACAAAGTCAGAAATGACCGGTGGCTTTACCCGAATAAACTTAGGCCAATATACACTAAGATCATTATTTAGGGCTGTAACGCTGCTATTGTCTACAAAGCTAGCGACCAATCCACGCTCATCAGACAGGTTAGGATGAGACTTCACGGCATAGTTGAAGTATCCGGGGTCGGGGTCCATCCTTGGGTTACGGTAAACATATCGCTCTGTACGATTGGCAGATACAAGACTGGATACCGGCCTTAATCCATACGAATTGTCAATTTCAAAGCGCAAGAATCTCTGACCATCAGAATTAATTGCCAATACCTTAGCCGTGTAAATACCACCCTCCTTAACATAATCACCAGGCTGCATTTGTGGAGGAGGAGGAAGATAGCCATTAGCCCCCCAGCCAATCCAGCCTCCAAATCCATTATCAGACTGAGTGAGGCGCATGGAAACGTCCTGCTTGCCAAGCCCCCAAGGCCCAACAGATTCAGTTATCATCCATCTAGAATCGCTCACACGCTGGTGCACTGAGCCCTCTGCCGTAATTTGGTTATCTGCAATGGACAAAGACGGGACGCTGGAAAACTGTGTAGAGTCTCCATACTGCCAACCGGTGCCATTCCACCATTCAATTAGGTTCTGTTGGGTACCAGTAAGGGCAGATACTGGCCAACGGCACCAGCGCCAACCGGCATTTTGATTACCAGTTGCAGAGCGAGCAATACCGTATATGTAAATATAACCATCGCCACCATCGTAAGGGCTGTAAATTGGACGGCTTCCCGTTTCAGCCGATGCGTAAAGTAACGTAGCAACCGGCCACGAGGTGATCGGAAGATTTTTAGCATTCGGGATGCGATGAACAGTCCAGCCCGCCTCACTACCCATAGGGTTAGCCGAATTGACTCGCATTCCAAATACATACAAGTCATTACCTATAAAAATAGCATCAATAGGCCAGCAGAGATAAGATGCGTCGATATTAAACCAGTTTCCTCCACCGGGGGCTCGGTGGAATGTAACTGTAGCTGTAGCCAAATCCGTACCGGTTTGCATTGCCAAACTGCTATTAGTAAACTGGTATCCAGAACGAGTAGTTGGCACCGTAGGAGTAGTAGTAGTACGCCACAAAGTGTCGGCAAAAATCCAAAGCGTTCTATTAGTGCCAGGAATTGGGATCGAGCGGGCAACGTCCGATCCTAACCACATACCAGTATTTCCAGTACGAGGATCGAACTTATTCTCGTACTCAGTGATTCGCTCAACAATTGGCTTATCAATTGTAGGAATAATGTCCTGCAAAATAATACAACACTCAGCAGGCCGTGCAGCATTCGTAGTTGCAGAAAAAGTGGTGGCTGTGCTTAATGATGTTGCTGTCGGACTAAACATGTGAATCGTCTGATGAACGTCATCACCCAGAGTAGTTCCCTGATTAATGGCGAGAGTGGGCGCAGGGGAGCCTGTCAACGTAGGACTGGTAACGGTGGTCGTCGTTGGGTAAGATGTTAGAACAAATCCTCGTGCACCGCTAATCATTGGAAATCCACCAAAGTTAGCCGTAACGGCTGTGTTTACAGAAGTATCCGTAAAATTCCTAAAATACGGCTCCTGAAATTCCTCACTGGATGCCTTTCTGTAACCAACTATTGTGGCAACAGTAGCCGAAGCACCGCTAAAGTCACCACTAACCAAAAAGCTATAATCATTTACGGTCCAGCCTGCCGCATAGTCTCTCCAGAAAACTGCCTGCATGCGGGGTCCGGTAGCCACACCCTGCGCCCCAATTCCTGGGAAAACAGTCATATAAAGCTTGTTCCATCCAGAAGGCGGAAGAACATTTCCTCCACGAAGAGACACACAAAAGAATAACCTATCTCCCGTGGTTGTACCCGCTGGTAGCCCCGGAGTAGCGGTTATTGTCGCATTATTTGTAAGACCATTTACATAAGGGGTTCCAGTACCCACCAAGGTCACTGCCATAGAATCTTTTCCTCCATCATCCTACTATAACATACAATGTTGTAGAATTCTTAGTGGCAATTGCATCATAGGCAGCTTGTGTAAGTGATCTCACTTCGGTAATTCCTGTACCTGTAACCTTTGTATTTGTAACAGTTTTTAGCTTTAATGGAGTCACTGCTTTTGTATCAATTGTTCCTGCCGTTACTTCTGCGGCAGTAGCTATTGAAACTGTACCGGATGACGCCTCTGTTGCAAGACCGGGAAGATCATCATTTCTAATAACATGCCAAACATCACCGCCATACTTAAATAGTCGTACGACACCATACTTCTTTGTCAGGGTAATACTATTTCCCCCGACTAGTGTGGCTCCAGGTTCTGCCAAATAAACATTAGATGCAGCACTAATTGTCAACGGATTATCAGTAACATTGGTGAAATAAAGCGATGAACCACTGACAAAAGGTACACTGGAAGCAGGCGGAATTGTGAAGGTGTTAGCACCGGACGTGTTGAAAACAAGTAACTTACCTTCATCTTCAATGGTTGGTGTATAAGTAGGTCCTGGTATTCCCTTTGGAGGGTTAGCTCGGCCCAGGCGAAGCCCCTGGGCCAAAGTTGCTGGAGTGATGACACGAGTAGTGTCCGTACCGAGTACGGTCTCGGACACAGTAGCCAATTCAGTAAGACCGGCGGCTGTATCAGTAGCCAGTGCATTTGATGCAGCACTAATTGCAGTTCTAGCAGCGGTGGCATCTGCTGCTGTAAGCACAGAACGCCCCACTGTCGTAGAATCTGAAATATTTGCAGCGGTGTGGGTGTGAGCCGTTGGCGTGCGAGCATCGCTTAGCCTAGCGTCATTACCTGCGGCTGCCGTACCTGCTGTGGTACCCAATACAAGATTAGAGCTTCCTGTACCAGCCCCAATTGCTGTACGTGCTGCTGCTGCATCAGTAGCAGTAAGAACGCTTCGACCGACCGTAGTAGAATCAGAGATATTAGCTGCTGTGTGAGTGTGGGCCAAAGGAGTTCTAGCATCAGACAAACGACTATCGTTACCCGCTGCTGCTGTAGTTCCCGTGGTACCAATCGTTAGATTAGATGTACCGGCACCAATGGCTGTCCTAGCCGCTGCCGCATCGGCGGCAGTAAGAACAGAGCGACCCGTGGCAGTAGAATCTGTAATATCTGTAGAAGCTACTGACGAAATACCGGTTGTGATTGTGGCCCAGGTATTGTCTCCACGAAGAAAAGTAGAGGAGTTCCTACTTCCTGTTGCAGTCAAATCAGTTATGCTATGTGTGTGTGCTAGTGGTGTTCTAGCGTCGGATAGGCGTGAGTCATTACCGGCAGCCGCCGTACCGGCCGTGGTGCCGATGACCAAGTTAGAGTTACCAGTTCCTGCACCAATTGCAGTGCGTGCTGCTGCTGCGCTAGCAGCGGTGATTACTGCTACACCAGTGGCGGTTGCATCAGTGATGTTTGCTGATGTGTGAGTGTGAGTAATTGGAGCAAATCTTGCATCCAATTGATTCAACGGCTTAACGTCCTGAACTGGAATCCAGCGAGTGTATGCTGACTGGTACTCATAAATACGAGTAACGCCGTTAAGTGGCTCGGCTACTGATGTAGCGTTTCCTGTGCCAATGGTGTCAGATCCGCTTCTATTAATTGTTAGCAGTGCATTCTGGCTAGCACCGATCGCATGGAAACCACACAGAGTACCGTCTGCTGGTGCTGCCGGTAAGGTAAGAGTATTGCCACCACCGTTAACGACCATAACTGCAATCTCATTTGGCTGTACCGCGTACGCGCCAGTCTTGTTCGCTGTAAATAACAAGTCTGGCCTTGCGCCAATTGCAGTGCGTGCGGCAGTAGCAGATGCAGCAGTGATCAGCGTTCTACCCACTGTTGTTGAATCGCTAATGTTAGCTGCGGTATGAGTGTGACTTGCTGGTGCTGCTCCAACCTCGGCAGCGGTAAACGTCTTATTACCGGCCATTGCCGTAGTTGATGTTGTACCAATTACCAAGCTAGAAGTACCGGCCCCAATTGCTGTACGGACGGCAGCGGCATCAGTAGACGTAATAATCGTACGGCCAATGGTGGTCGAATCGCTAATATTTGCTGCTGTATGGGTGTGTGATGTTGCTGCACGAGTGGCAACTTGAGTATCGACATAATCCTTACGAGTCGCTTCATAAGATTGAGATGGGGCACCATCAATAGCTAAATATCCAACGGTAAATCCACCATATTGATTCCTACGCGCAACTGTATGCACAGTAGACGCATCAGTACCAATAGCATCAACATATGCAGGGGTAGCTGCGCCAACTTCTGCCGCAGTAAATGTTTTATTACCAGCCATTGCTGTTGTTGCTGTTGTGCCAATTACCAAGTCAGAATTACCTGTACCTGCGCCAATTGCAGCCCTTGCAGCTTCTGCATCAACGGCTGCCAAAAGGTCTCTACCGATAAAGGTAGAGTCTTCAATGTCAGTAGAAACATGAGTGTGATCTACCGGAGTGCGAGCATCTGACAAACGTGGATCATTACCCGCAGCAGCCGTGCCAGCAGTTGTGCCAATAACCAAATCAGAAGTTCCTGCTCCAATTACTGTTCTTGCTGCATCTTCATCAGGAACAGTCAAAAGAGTGCGCCCGAACGGCGTAGCGTCCGTGATATTTGCAGCAGTATGCGTGTGGTTTAGATTAGCCTTATTAGCTAGACCTGGAACTGTTGGGGAGTCAGCAGTTCCACCAAGATCACCAGTAAGTCTAATCAAACCCTTAACGCTAAAGCTTGCATCCGGGGCACCTGCACCCTGGGCACCTTGCAAACCGCGAGGAATAGCAAGGTTCAATGTTTGGTTGGGAGCAGAACCAGTAATGGTTGCACTTGCTGGAACATCAGGGGTTACGGTTGTAACCGTACCAATAGTAATACTGTTGGCTGGACCGGAATCACCAACATCACCCTTATCACCCTTGGCACCGGCTGGAATCGTTAGACTTAGAGTCTGATTTGGAGAACTTCCAGTAATAGCTGCGCTAGCAGAAGTTCCTGGTGCTCCAGTATTTACGGTACCAATAGAGAGGGTGTTGGCTGGGCCAGTAAGACCTGTATTTCCAGTGTCACCCTTGTCTCCCTTAGTACCCTGGATTCCCTGGATACCTTGCTGACCCTGAGGAATAGTCAAACTTAAAGTTTGATTAGGCGCCGTACCTGTAATGGTGGCGCTTGCATTTGTACCCGCAGCGCCCGTAGTAACCGTACCGACTGCCAAGGTGTTTGCTGGTCCAGTATTTCCCTGGATACCCTGAATTCCCTGCAGACCTCTTAGACCCTGTGGAATTGTTAAATTCAAGGTCTGGTTTGGTGCAGTACCAGTAATTGAGGCGTCGGCTGCTGAACCGGCGGTGCCGGTGGTGATGGTACCGATGGTTAGCGTGTTGGCAGGACCAGTCGCTCCGACCGCACCTCTTGGAATGGTAAATGCTAGGGACTGGTTTGGAGCCGTACCCGATACAGACACAGTTGCATTTGTACCTGGCAAGCTGGTGGTTGTAGAAGAAACACTCAGTGAAGTTGCTGGACCGGCTGGACCCTGGAAGGCTGTTCCCTGACCATTTGGCGGGAATGATGAACCCGACCAAATGTATAACTTACCATCTGCATTGACAAGGTAACCCTTACCTGAATCTGATGCAGTTAGATTTGTTGGAAGACCAGCATAGGTTGCAACGGAACCGGCAATTGCAATACCCTGACCTGCCGGTCCAGTATCACCTTGATCACCCTTGTCTCCCTTATCACCCTTCAATCCTTGGATTCCCTGAACACCCTGAACACCTTGAATTCCCTGAGGAATTACAAGGTTAAGGGTCTGATTGGGTGAGGCTCCTGTGATGGTAGCTGAGGCTGATGAGCCTGCGGCTCCTGTACCTACAGAACCAATAGTAATCGTGTTTGATGGACCGGCGCTTCCTGTGGTTCCAGTATCTCCCTTGTCTCCCTTGACTCCCTGAATTCCTTGAATTCCTTGCGAGCCTCTTGGAAGTGTCAAATTAAGAGTTTGGTTCGGAGCGGCCCCTGTGATGGTAGCTGCCGCTACACCACCTGATGCTCCGGTTGTTACAGTACCAATTGATAATGTATTAACCGGCCCGGTTGCGCCGGTGTCACCCTTCAATCCAGTTGCGCCCTGTGGAATTGATAGATTAAGAGTCTGATTAGGAGCAGCACCCGTTAAGGAAGCGGCTGCATTTGATCCTGGCGCCAAAGTGCTTACTGTACCAATCGTCAAAACGTTGGCAGGACCCGCACTTCCGATATCTCCCCTGTCACCCTTATCACCCTTTGGAAGAGTAAGGTTAAGGGTCTGATTCGGACTTGTTCCAGTAATCGTGGCAGCAGCAGTCGCGCCGCCAGCTACAGTGCCAATGGTTAGTGTATTTGATGGCCCCAAGCTTCCACGAGGAATCGTAAAGTCAGCTACCTGAGTACCATTTGCTAGGGTACGAACAGTAATGGAAGCACTGGTTCCTGGCTCTGAGGTAATAACATTACCCACTGTAAGAGCACCAGGAGGTCCCTGCATTCCAGCGACTTCAACAGTAAGAACCTGCGTTTCACCTGGAACGACGATATCAATGACTTCTACGTCACTTGTAAAATCTATTGCCATGACTTTATTCTATATTACTCGGAGTTATTAAGCAAGACCGACAATATAAGGAGCATTCCACCATGATCCGTTACTATAGAAAGTGCCAGTAGGCATTCCAGTTGTTGCGCCGAGATAAAAGCGCTGACCGATAAACGGCTCATAGTTTGTGCCGGTATATAGGAAGTATGCCTGTGAAGCGAATATAGTGCTTCCCATGCAGCGTAGAGCAAAAGCATAACGCTGTCCCGGCGCAAACGTAAAGCTAGCGGGGAATCCTCCGGTAGTATCGAAAGGCAAAGATGCTACGCCATTGACTTGTGCTGCTGATGGTGTATTTGCCGTACGAGCCGTTAAAGTTAGTCTTCCGTCAGAACCTATAGTATAAAGAGCAAGCTGGAACCACGTTATACCGGAGCCTGCGGCCTCGATAGGGATAGACAACTTGGTAATCGTATTGGCAACCGGGGCAGTAAAGCAAGAAAATGTTACGAAATCATTACTATGAGTAACTTGATTTGATGGTCTTGGAAATGGTTCTGCATTACCAATTGACCAAGGACTATTTCCATACTGTGCACGGAATATTGCCTTGATGACTTCACCATCCACGTAGTCCTTGCGCGTGACCTCCCCGACCCCAACCGGAGCCTGCTGCACGGTCAGCCGGTTGATGACAGTGTTCCCCGACGCGTCCCGCCTGACGATGGTGTTCGCCGTGGCGAGGTTTGTACCGATCCCGTCCACGTAATCCTTACGCGTTAGCTCGTCATTATTGGCTGGTGTGGGAGTTAAAGCATACACTCTACCGAACTTAGCGTTCCCGCCCGCATCGCGGCGTACTAAAGTGTTTGCAGTATTATCAGCAGTGCCAACGGTAGCAATTGCAGAATCCACCTGGGCCTGCGTTGGACCGGGACCTTGGATGCCCGGAACAACAATTTCAATAACTTCAATTCCCGTAGGTTGAACAATTTCAATTATATTAGCCATTAGTCAACCTCATCGTGAACCGTAACGTCACCCGCCAGGTACGTCCTAACATCACCGTTAGGAGCGGTCAATTGTAGATTCCAAATATAATCCCCGGCTGGGATCGTCTTGCTGATTGAGCTAGGTAGATATACTCTTACCTCGTTGTTGTTCTGAACGTTTGTGGTAAAGGTATATGTGGTTGGAGAGTTAAAACTAGCCCTTATGATAGCTGATGGAGTGAATCCAGCAAGCTGCAATGGGTTACCCTGATCATCCTTGAACCGTATGATGAATTCCTGAGAGTCACCCTTCCAGAAAGCTAGGTCTACATTCTCGGGTAGCTTTGTTTCACCGATGACGCCAACCGGCGCCTCGTCTGGAAAAATAATATCTGCCACTATCTATCTCCTCACTGTACCTTGATTACACCGCGAATTAACTCACGATCTTCTAAATATAGTGTATAATACATTGTGCTGAATTCAAAATCAGCAGTGTCTGAGGCGGGGATTCGCCAATTAACTCTATTTCTTAACCTCTGCAGTCCACCATTCAAAACAGTGTACTCCTTGGCGAACCCGCCGCGCTCCAAAACAACTCTAAACTTTCCAGACGGCATAGCAATAGGCTTCCCTTGAGAGTTTTTGAATTCAAAAAACTCATAGAAGTCCTTACCCCTTGTCATCGTAAAGTTCATTAGCCTCCGTAAAACTCCTTTACTTCACGAGAACTTGCGCGACGGAATCCGCCTATTTCCTCAATAAGCTTATCTGCTGAATTCTCATCTACTAACATATATGGAGCTTCACGAGTAAAACGGTATCCATAACGCTCAAAGATTCGATTCTCACGAGTCATCTTAATCAAAGTATACTCTATTTCAGGCTCTTCCTCAACAACTACCGGAACTAATACAGTTTCAGAAGCACCAGTATCATTCACCGCCGTGGTATCACCTGGCTCTAGATTTACACTATTATCATAAACTGGTTCTGAAACAACCGGCTCATCCAAGTCAGAGAAATCCTCACCCAATAGCTTTTCAATTTCATCCAGCTCGCGGACAGGAGCAGCGGTATCGTTTACAGTTGGTTCTGTTTCCTCTGGCTCTGAAACTTCTGGAAGATCGAATGACTCAGCAATTGTTGGCTCGTTAGGCACATCCCTTAGTCCTTCGTACATCTCCCAAGTAACACCGGAGGTTAGCAAATCATCAATAATCTCTGGCTTCCTTGTCTTTCCATTAAGATTCACCTTAAACGTCTTAGCCAACCCACGCAGGGTAGGCAAGTTTAGTTCCATGAACCTTGGGTCACTCTGTAGTGCCATAATTTATCATCCTTTTCTATTAATTAATCAAGGGGCCAGGTTTCCCCAGCCCCTTGATTATACTACACTTCTATCTTAGAATCAACGTAGTACGTCGGCGTTAACCGGACCATCAACGGCGATGTTGGTTACAACCACGAATGCGTCAAGATTCTCGACAGCGGTTCCAACACGGCAGAACATGGTGTACTCGATTGTATCCTTCTTAGCCTTGTATTCACGTACAACCTTGATTTCCCTCTTAACACCCCATAGGAGGTTCTTAGGGAAGGTTAGCCATACTTCACCGTGCTCACGAGCAGGATCAGTACCGGCCTCGGCGTCAGCGGTGTAATCACCATCCAAGTTCTCAAGGAACATTGGAACTTCCTGGTAAGGAACACCGAACATTGTTCCCATGTTGAATCCCGCAGGACCCTCTGGAACAACGCGACCTGAGGTATTTGCATAAGTACCTGCATTTACGTCACGGGTCAAGTTGTATAGGTAATCTTGAATCAAGTTTGAACCTACGAAGAACTTTAGCTCGCCACGACGCTGCATGAACTCACGAGGTACTGCCCTAATTGCCTTGTTAGACACGGAGCGGTCAAGACCGAATCCCTCGTGGTCAACGATAGTTGCACCCGCTAGGGCACGCTTACGCCAACCATCCATGATGCGAAGTGCTGGGTCTGTAGAAGTGGTATCACCGTTAATAGCAACGTCCTCAAGGTCGTTTCCGGCCTGAGTAGCCATTAGACGTGCGATGTGATCCTCCAAAGCCTCACCCTCAAGATTATCCTCAAGAGTTTCGGTTGAAAGCTCCCAGTCTAGACGAATCTTCTCGGTACGTAGGGAAATCTTGCTGAAGAATACACCCTGGTTCTCACCAGTGTCTACTGCCTCAACAGCCCTACGAATAAGACGCTTACCAACACCAATCTTTTCAATCTCCTGCTCAGTTGCACGCATACGAATTGTGCGAACCTGGTCAGCAAGAACGGTAGCATCCCACATGTAATCGATGAAGCGATCAACCTGCTCAGGACCCAAAAGTCCAGAGCCGTTACCACCAGCACCAATCTCAGTAGAAGTAATTACCTTCTGTAGTAGATCATCGTTCATTTGTTTTTTCACCTCCCAGTGAAATAAAGTATTTGTCGTTCATGTATTGCGGTTGGATCAGTTAATACTGTCCATTGAGAAGATAGACCCGCGCCACACACCCTTGCTATTGCTCTTCTGTAGAGAAGATTCTTCCTCAGACCCGCCAAGGTCTGCGGACTTCTTAACTGCACCTGACTTCTCGACAGTATCCAGCTTCTCCTGAACACTAGCGAACTTCTGAGTCAAAGTACCAATCTTTTCATCAAGCTCGTTACTCTTTGTTGCAAGCTCATCAAGCCTCTTTTCAAAACTAGCAGTTACATCAGTAATCTTGTCACTGTTTTCGGTCAAAGACTTCTCGATGGCCTCACGTAGATCATCAAGCATCTTCTTCATAGGGTTTTCTTCTACAGTTCCCTCTTCGATCTTGGTATCTTCGTTTAGCTGCTTTGCCTCTTCGGTACGGGCTTCGCCTGTACCGGTTAGAGTAAGATCGTTTTCCTCCTTTACGTGAGTGGCAGTATCGCCTTCCTCACCCTCAGGTGCAACGACCTCTTCATCTCCCTTAGGAGAAACTTCTTCAGCGGAATCAACGTGGGTAGTTTCCTGGTCAGCAACCTCACTTTGGGTGGTGTCTTCAACCTTAACTTCCTCGTTGTTCTCGTTCTTTTCAGCCATGTTTTCACCTCCCTCAGTTGAATCAGCTTCAAACTTTTCGATGATGGCGCTAACCTTCTCTGCCCTATCACCGCCGTCGCTTTCAAACCATCCAATATTCTTCATCTCAGACTTGCATTCTACACAAGACTTAGATTCATCTGGACCGACTACAGCAACCGGGTCGCCATCGTCGTGCTGATCTGCCTTATTGCAGTAGAAAACATTTTCAACCTGCATCTTGGCTAGCATTCCATCTACTTCGGTGCTTCCGTCAGCAGACTTCTGAATGCTAAAAATGTTGGACAACTGATTTGCTGGATTATCAACTAGAGACAACTCCACCATATCGTAGTCGTGAATGTAGCGTACCGGGCCACCGGCGTCCTTTGAGAACTCACTTTTAGACTTCTTAACGTTACCGCCAATACTAAAGCCAGTCAAAGTGCCATCTAGTACCATCTTCCAAATATTCTCAGCACCTTCGGAAACATAAGCGTCAACATAGATGCCAGTATAAAACTTGTTAGTCTTCTTATCGTAATATTCTTCCTCGCGGGCGTTAACTAACTTTCCTGCTGGGATTGGCTGGTGCATTAGACGCAAATTTCCACGGAATCCTTCAAACGCCTTGCGTGAGGCTTCTTTAGTTACAATATCGCCCTGTGTATCAGCATTGTCGAGTGTGGCGAAACCAGAGACAATTCGTCTCTTCTTGTCCACCTTCTGCAATGGCATGGTGATGCGAATATTATCGCCATCAGCACTCCATACTGCCTTCTCGATCTTCATAATTGAATACTAACACCATTCTTTTCAAAAGGCAAAATTATCATGACGTAGCGTTATTATCTAGGTACCTCAGCACAAAACCTGGGTCTGCACCCAAAGAATCATCAATAGCAAATGGTATTCCCTCTAAAGTAGAAACCCCAAATTCCGCTAACTTCTGCTCATAAGTATGGCCCTTCATAGAAAGAAGCTTGATTTGACTTATTGAAATCCAATCTGGCAACGGAGGATTCAATGCTGCATACCACTCAGCTTCCTCTTCTGGAGTAAACTCAACTCGTGGTCCTTCCTGATCCTTGTGCACTACGTCCCTCCCCTGCTGAATCGGTTGCATTAGCTGACCTTGCTTGGTCACGAGTTCTATTTCCTGTAGCCTGTGCGCGGGCCTCGTTGGCTGCTGGGTTGGCTGCCTTAGCCTTGGCTGCTTCCTTTGCTGCCTTTTCCTGAACAGCAAGCTGCTTGTTCTGGAATTCAACAGTCTCAGGAGCAATAGCACTTGCTGCAACCATTGGACGCTCATCACCCCAAGGAAGAGGCGATTCACCCTTACGCGCACGAACCTCGTTAACAGTAACAACTGCCAAACGAAGATTGCGTTCATCAATCTTGCTCTGCGTGTCTTCATCGGTTAGACTTAGCTCGTTAAGCCTTAGACGGAAGATATCTGTAATCTCACCAATAATCTTGTTAAGCTTCTTTTCAAACATCTTCTGTGCTGGGCGAGTCACCTGCTCCTTAAAGTTCTTATCCATATCTCTAGCAGCAGCTAGACCTATATTGGTCTCGGCTGATGGAATCTTTGTAATAGGAACGCGGTGTGCCATTAGGACGTCACTCAGGTTACCGCGTCGGTAGTTGACGAAGCTGGAATCCTGAGTACCGGCCTCAACCGGCTTCATTTCAAAGCTAGTCTTATTTTCCTGCGTATCGGCTGGAAGAGGAACATAAATAGTTCTATGATTCTGACCTTTTAGACCAGTTTCAAAGAAATCTAGAAGATTGGCTTCACCCTGAGCATTGAAATGTCCACCCTTAACTACAATTACATAACGTGGAACAGCTTTGTTCTCAAAATAGTCTAAGTTAAATCGCCCTGCAAACTCATTACCGGCGATTGCCTGCTGTGCAGCAACAATATCTGGAACACCATAAAACTGATTGCTTGGGCTATACTTCTTAATATGGATGATTTCGTTTGGCATCGGATCATTTCCGATTGGATCGCTAGTTTCATTATCACCAAAGTTACGGAAGAATCTTGCTGCGCTACCAACCATCTGCACAAATCCATCACGATCCTTTCGGATACGAATACTTGATGCAGGAATGTGACCGATGTAGCCAATTTCTCCGCTAAGAGTGCGACCAACTTCAATATAACCATTACCCATAACTTCATAGTCTGTCCAGACCTTGATCAAAGTTTCTGAGAATGTGTCTTCTGCGTTAGTGTCGTCAAGCCAAGAATATAGAGCTTCCTTGGTGCGGTCAAGCTTCTTACGCATGCGGTCCTTAGACTCGCCCTCTACCTCAGATAGCTTCCTCTGCATGGCATGGCTTAGAACAAAATCAAATCCAAGACCGGCGATGTTGGACACCTTAGCGTTAACCGCTGAATAGTGAACCGCACTCATCTCGTAAATGCGTGCTAGATAGTCTAGGTTATACTTTGGTAGAACTACGTTAAATAGATTGTAGGCGTCTACCTGCGCCTCTGCCTCTTCACGCTTTGTACCAGCTCCGTCCCGGCCAGTGTAGCTCTTTTCCAAACGACCACGCTTGCGGCGAACGTTTTCAGCAAGACCGCCTACCTTCTTTAGATGATCACCTGTAACTGCAAATGGGTCAACAAGATCGGTGACGAGCACGCGCTCCCTCACCCTGCTAGTTCTCGGAGTAAGAGTTACCTCCTGCTCGTCGTCATTGTCAGCCTTACTGATCACTTACCATCCAACTCCTTTTGGTATTTATAACTGTCCATCAATTCGCCCAAGTCATAAGGGTCGGGAGTATAACCGGCTTCCATTCTAGCCATTTGGTCTTCCCATTCACTCTGATTGACAGGTCGAACTCCTTCTTTAAAAACAGGGCCGCCCTCATGGATATCAAAGTGCTTGGCGACAAAATCTCTAAGCCTCTTCATAGCAAGTAAATCCCCACGACGTGCGGGTGCAATAAGATAATCGTAGTTTTCATTAACTAGTGGCTTGCCATTAATTTCCCAAATGTAAACACCATACGGGATGCCTTCATCAACTTTCCTGAGATTAGTCATACAAGAATAGTAACACGCAATACATTAATGTCAAACAAGTGTACCGACATTAGCCTCCACCGGGCACATATGACCAGCTATAGGCATGAATCTTAGCTGCCGACGCCGATTCTGTCACAGTTAATCCACTCGTATCATCTACTCGCAAAGCAGGTGCCCCCACATTAAATTGATATGTTCCTGTAGGAATATATGAATAGGTTGCTAATCCATAAACTGTTGCCCCAGGGGCGGCTATATCAACTATCTTGTTATCAGCACTAATAAATCTCACTGAAAAGAAATTCCATTCATTAAATCGAATGATGGTGTTGTTATTTACAGCGTAGATGTCGTTTATATAAATTTCAAAATCTCCTATATTGTATCCTATCAAACCGTCTGACTTGACAACAGCAGAACGACCATCAGATAGAACAAGAGAACCGGCGGTGCTGAACTTAGCCCAAAACTCAACAGTCTTTATGTTAACCGGGTTTTCTGTTTGGTCTAGCCCTATAGTTAGGAGACCTCCCGCCTTAATTGTTGCTCCTGCGTCATTGTGGTAATCTAGCTGATTACCGGGGGTCTGATCAAGAGATACAGACTTAAATGTAAGATTGCGTGAACCAGATGCGGGTCTAATTACTTTACTTGCTAACACATCTAGGCGAAGACTCCGAACCCAAGAATTTTCATCGGATAGCTCTAAACGAATATACAAAATAGCATCCTCTTCAAGAACAGAATCCTCTAATATAGTAGTTTTATTGGGAGCGGTTATCCAAAGTGTGCCGTCTAAAGAATATGAAAAAATTACTCCCTCTCCTTCATATGTCACATGTATGCCAGCACTAGTCGTACCAATCAAACTAAATAGTACAATCGACTGACGCCATTCACCAACACCAATAAGATTATCCTCTAAAATATTAACATTTTCCATGAAACCTTCATCGAAGTTTGATGAGTCATATGTAAAACTAACTTCCAAATCAACATTAGGATAAGCTAACTCCCAAGTGGTGGCTCCCTTTGCCATTGCAATGCTAATCGAATCAGGAACTGAATTGCCCCAGTTGTAGTGCTGCTGAATCTCCAAAGCAGTCAACGCCCTATAATATAGGGCCAAACTATCATAAATTGCTGTGCCCGTTCCACCATTAATTGTTACTGGAGCATCCTTGGGAGCTGAAAAACTTAGGTCTATCAACTCAAGGTTTGTCACGCTTTGCCCATCAACGAATAGGTTGACCTGACCAGGCGAGTAAGTCATAACAACGTGAAAAGCCTTAATCTCTGTTGGAGTCCATGTTGACTGAGTGATAACTGTTCCATCACCTTGCTTAACTCTTAAGACAAAGCTAGAGCCGTCCCACAGAACTCCCTCGCTTCCGTGACCAATAATTACTAATTCACCGGTGTTGGTAAGCGGTAAAAACCAGACTTCAAGAGTGAAAGAAGTGGCTTCATATCCTAGGCTGAAAGCTGAAAAGTTAGTATCAAGACTAGCGGAACGTCTGATAGCTGATCCTGAACCGGCGACGAGTGGAGGCACGCCACCATTTAATGTATTAAACACTGCGGGGCGGTGCTGGCTCAGTTCCATTTCGTAATTCATATTCTTAGTATACTGGAAATCCTCAGGAATGCAAAAACCCCGGTCCGTGGGGAACCGGGGCCTTGCAGTAACTATGTTACCATGTTTCAACTAGCTCACGAAAAACTTCGTAAGAGTTGAATCGCCATGATACATCATTGTTGGGGTAATTGACAAACACAATCGAACCATCATCTCCAAATATTGGCCTCTTTAGATTTCCCTTTGTGGCGTCAATTTCAAACGGTTCACTTCTGTCTTTTATCCATACATAGTATGTAATTTGCATATTCATATTTAACACCTCCGTCCGCAAGTTTCTCCTTGGCGGGTACATTAATTATACCATGCCAGAGCGTTTTGCGGTACGAACCCTATGACAGTTAGCGCATACAGCCTCACACTTCTTAAGCTCGGCTTCAATGGCCGACAGAGTATACTGCATATATTTGCCTAGAATGTTACTGAATTCAAAATCAGCAAAAGCCCCTCCGAAGAGGGGCTTTGCCGGTAACTACTATTCCATCCTAAGGCTGTTCGGGTCAAACGCGAAATTCAGGCACGAACGCCGTAGACAACTCTCAGACTGCACTCGGCCCACAAGCCGCGCTCCCAAGGTTGTACCTATATTATATCATATTACTTTGCGTCTGTAAAGGTACCGTCAGCTAGAAGAACTAGCCTGCCCTTTTCAAACTTCTGCTCTAGCAGCCCATCCTTACGCTTATACTCAGCACTCATTGGGTAGCCGAGACGGCCATTTTCCCAACCAGTTGACGCATAGTAATTAAGGAATGCGCCATGAACTTCCCAAGCTCCTGTCTTTGGTGACCAGTAAATTGCCCAATCCTTGGAGAAATGACTTGATCGTCCAACTCCATGAACCAATTCATCTGTTCTAGGATATCCAGTTGTCGTTTCACTACCAATTGTACGCCAACGCTTTAGGATTTCACCATGAATTTCATGTGCGGTTCCCTTATCAACATTCGGATGCCAGTAAATAGCTCCATTATCGAACTCCTGCCAACGGCCGGTCTTGTCAGCCGTTGGAACTTCTGGTCCCTTTGGCTGGCCCAAGAATCCCTTTGTGCGATCATAGGCTGCTCTAATAGAGCCTCCAATTGGGAACTTGAACTGAGGTGCTGGTGGTGCTACAGGAGCGCCTAGATTCCAAGCGGCCTTGCTATCAAAACCGGCGCGGTTGAGACTGAATGATACGTGGAAGTGCTTGTCGTGTGGATTACTTCCTGTATATGCTCGCCACGTCTTGAAGTCTGGTGAGGTGATTCTACGGTTAAAAATAATATATCCTCCACCGGCCAATCTCGGGTCACCTGCTGCACCCATCTGGCGTAGCTTTTCAACAATACCTGCTGCGTCGATTCCGTCCTTATCAACGTCACGCGCACGCACAACTCCTTGACCATCTACAACAACCCAAGGGTTGTGATCGGAGTTTCTAGTTGCATGAGCAGCGTCACCAATCGTTCCGTCTGATGCCTTATCACGCTTTGGGTTAATGGCGTTAATCTCATTAACCAACGTTACACTAGCGTTACAATTACGCCATGCCATTACTTATCATCATCGGGATTGGTTGGAGCATCTGCTTCCTCGCCTGCGAAAACCCAAGGATCAGAGTGATCCTGTTCGCCTGCGGTCTTTGCCTTTTGTTCTGTCATATTTATCCCCTCCCTCCATATGCATATCATACAATGAAAAGTTTTAATGTCAAAATGTCAGACAAGCAAAAAGCCCCTCCGAAGAGGGGCTTTTCACCTAATTGTTACTTGTCTGCCGAACCTACAAGATCACACTGCCCGCTTACACAAGCCAAAGACTGCGTTCCTGTGGTGTTGTCTTCCTTTTCGTATAGTGGAAGAGCTTCCCAAAGAACCTGCTTTGGCATATCTGCCATGAACTGCTTGTAACCGGACTCGTCGGTGTCCTGGTATGGAGCCTGCTGGTAAGTACCTGCATCGTATGGAAGGAATGAGATTCCACCAACAATGTCCCAATTCTTGTAAACCCAGTCAGATACTTCAATCCATTCGTGCTCACGAACGTTAACCGTGATAGATGGGTTATGTTCAGTCCAGTGTTCCTTGTAAATCTTCCAGAATTCTAGGTGCTGAATAGCACTTAGTTCTAGCCTGGTAACCGCGCCTTCCGGTGCCTTCTGTGGGAAATAGAATACCGTTGTGTTGTCAGGAGCCATAAGATCAGGCTCGCAAGGAATTCCTGCGTCCCTAAGGAAGTTTGTCAGTGGATCCTTGTTGTCCTGGCGAACGCTTCTGATGTAGAAATCGTTGTGCCACGGGTGCATACCGGAGCTTGTTCCGGTAAGCTGAGAAACTGTTCCACTAGGCTTGACAGTTGTGATTGCCGTGCTTCGATTAATTCCCATTGCATCTGCCACACGTCCATTGACTTCGATTGTGCGTTCACGAAGTCTGTCCAATGTTCCTGCAAGAGCTTCCAAACCCATTCGTCCCGAAGTAAGCTTGTTTCCAAACTGCCCGGTAAGTGAAACACCAAGTAGTCTTTCTTCCTCGCAGTTATCTCTCCAAATCTTTCTAAGATATTTGAAATTGGTGAAACTTGCCTGGATGGTTCCAAGAATTGTTGCAATTTCTGCCTTTTCAAGAAGTGTTTCCTCTGTGTCGTCTTCCTCGATAATAATTTCAGTTAAGTTGCAGAACTGGTATGGACGAAGAGAAATCTCGCCACACGGGTTCGTACCGGCCAACTGACTACCGTCACGGCGGGGCGCGTATGCTGCCCTCTGCATATTTTCCATGTTGACGATTCCACGCTCTCCAGAACCGGACTCGTATAGATTCTGCCATTCCTGCATGAACTCTCCAACGCTTGGCTTCTTGTGATATACAGCAGAGTTGTTAGCCAACCTGCGGTATGGAGTTGCCTCCCACCAAGAACCGGTCTTTGCCTTTGCCATTTCGTAATCGTCAAGGTCTTGCAAAGAAATAAGGGCAGAACGCCTTACTCCGCCGACAACCACAACGTCACCGATCTTGCACATAATGTCATGGCACTCTAGGCTGGTCAACTGACGGCCTGCGGCCTTCTTGAACGTCAAGATTGTGAAGTCAAAAAGATCCACTAGTGGCTGTGGACCGCTTGAACGTCCACCGAACGTCTTTAGTTTTGCCCCGGCGGGACGCAATGCAGTAATATCGATCATTGGAATCTGACCGCTATAAAGCAAAGCGATTAGCTCACGAAGTGCGCGAGCCCAACCCTCCTTAGAATCTTGAACCTTGATTACAGTCTTTGTGTACTCAAAGTGCTCATTTACAATCGGCAACTTCTGTGTATACTTGCGCTCTGCGCTGAACCCAAGCCCGGTACCGTTCATCAAAATGTAGAGAGCCTCATCAAATGAACGTGGGCTGTCTACCGGGATGAAGCTACAGTTATATCCTGCAACGTGTGAGCGGTCTAGCGCCGGTCCTGCCGTCATCAATGCACGCATCGAAGGCATGACCTTGTGGTTCAAAATTGAAGAATGAATGCGATCCCACTCATTCTCAGTTACTACATTTGGGTAGTTTCTTTCCATGTGGTTACGCATGTAGTCCACGTAACGATCTACTGTCTCAACCCAGGTTTCACGACGACCAATATTGTCGTCCCACCTAGCGTATCGAGACACTGCAATGAAAGCCTTATATGGATCAGTTAGGGCTCCATTGTCGTCAATAATACTCAATTAAATTCCTCCTATACCCCGCCTACAGTGGGGTTTTCCTCAAGATTTGGTCCCTCAAGTATACACCCTCAGAGTTTATGAGCGAGATTGTGACGAAGAATATTTTTACGGTCCCCCGACAGTAGCAGTGTTGTATGGGCCGATTAGAGAAACGTCATCAATTGACAATGTGCCAGCAACATTCAGCATCAAATTAAGCCTGTTATTACCAGTTCCCGCCAAGAGACGCTCAGTGTATGTGCCGTTACCTGAACGAGACAGCCCTAGATTTGTGGCACCGCCTGTAAATGATCCATAAACAGTTCCAGAAGCATAATTGCTAATTGTGTATGTAAGCTCATAATACTTACCCTCAACAAGAGTTACAGGCTGATCGAATCCATCATAGGCTGGGGACGCAGTAAAGTTAGCCTTTCCATCTGAAATAGTCTTACCGCTCCAACCGGCGCCGTGCCAAGAATCGCTGCTATCGAACCCACCATTTACAACTACATTGCTTACAGGTATTGGCGATTCAACCTTAACCTTAAGATCAGACCACTCATAATAGTAGTTTAGAACGTCTGGAAGGGCTGCCCTAAGTCTGTGCGTACCGGGAGTCCAAATCCTGCTCGTCGATTCAATAACCCATTCCCTCTTAGACCAAACATTAGGCTTATTGGTTGGAGATATAGTGGTTTGATTAACAATTTCAGAAGATGGGTCGTTAGCTAACTGATGGAAAATGGGGTTAGTTGCAGTTGAGCGCTCCCACCAAGTTAATGTTACCTTAGAGCCCGCAGGAATAGCGTTACCTGCAAGATCAGCAAATGCGATTGCTCCCCAATCAAAAGGAGTTGCAGCGGTTCTAGTCATACGCCAAACAGGATAACCTGTAGGGCCTAGCTCTGGCCTCTCTCCATAGGTTGCTGCTGCTGGGTTAGAGGCATTGATATATGTTCCATGAATTAGATTCCTAACATCACCTGTGAAGATTGGCTCCATAATTACACCAAACTTGCTAATGTTCAGGCTACCAATACCACTATTGGGCTCCGGGCCGAAGGCAACGCCATTGACCCATTCATTTCCGGTGATTTGGCCCTGAGCCACTAAGTAGTTGAAGTAAGTCTTATATGGCATGGCTCCCTGAATGTCTCCATAGTCACTGCGATAAGCAATGATGTATGGAACTCCTTGTGGGTTACCCGCGATCCTCACACTGTAGTTAACTCCATTATATGTGAAGCCAGTTCCTACTAGTGGCAATGAATCCAGCCAAGACCGGGCCTGTGTAGAGAACCGTGGGAAAAATGCAATTTCATGGGTTTTGGTAAATGGACCCGTGGGAGCGGCTTCGGCTCCCAACCACATTTCACACAAAAGCGCGGTTGAAAGATCGCCAGTCTGTGTCCAATTAGCATTAACAATCATGTTGCCAACATCTTTAACTTGCAAAGGAGTTACTGTTCCCGCTCCTGGGCTAGAGTCATAATTACCATATGAAATGTGAAGATATCCATTTATTCCTCCCCAGCTTGGACTAGGAGTTACGTCCCAATTAAATATTGTTGCTGATGGGAATGCACTACGAGTCACCTGCATAGATGAAGTTGCAACAAGGCCAGGAGCATCAGGATTAGTCAATCCCCACATTCCAGTGTAAGCACCATATGGCGTCTTTGAGAATGTCTGAAAGTTTCCGTTAATTACGTACGTATCAGCGCCCGAGCGCCGGGTTGACGCTATGATTCCTAGACTCATGAAACTATATCACCATGTAGCTGCCAAGTGTCCGCGCCAATCTTGCGAAGTGTCGCAGCAGAATATCGACCCGCCAACTTATTTGCACCCTCACGAGAACGAAGGTTTACTCCCGCCGCTGGCGCTATAATTACTTCTCCCACATTTCCCTGAACAATATCAATATCGATTCCAATAGGGAAGGACGAAGTTGCATTCGTTGGAATAGTAAATGTTATAGCTCCTGCGGACTCAGACTGTAGGTGCCTACCGGCCATCCAGCCAACCAAAGTAGTATTCTCAGTGAAGAAATTAATGGTCTTCTGCGGAACAAAGCTGGTAGGAGTAGAAATGTTTTCTGCCACCCATTCGTCTGTTGCTCTCTTGCGAAGTCTAATCGAACCAAACTGATCAGCAATCTTCAATCCACCCGGCGCTCTTAGAGTGACACCAGTAGCAGGAGCGATTGTTGTAGCGCCAGTGCCTAGCTGCATAACATCGATAACTGTACCAACCGCAAACCCTGCGGTGGCATTGGTTGGAACTACAACTGTATTGGCTGCTGAGTTATTCATTTCAATAACCTTGCGAGCATCAGTCAGAACAAGGGTGTATGAAGCCACCGTCTGAGTATTAGACTGGAATCCAAAGAATCTAAAATCATTACCGGCGGCGGCGGTGTTTCCTGCCGTTCCAAGGCTAAGGCTAGAAGTTCCAGCGCTAATAGCAGTTCTCGCTGCTGCTGCGTCAGTGGCAGTAATTAATGCACGACCTACCGCAGTTGAATTATAAAGCTCGGCGGCTGGGTGCGTATGAACAGGAACTCCTGCTCCGATGCCAGTAACAGTTCTGGCCCAAAGCGTTGATCCAAAGCCATCTGTAGGATCAATCGTTGATGGGTTGGTTGGGTGAACGCCGTCAGCCTGAACTAGAGCGCGGCCGTTATCTGCTGCATAACTTACGAATGCTTCCAAAACCGGCACATAGCGGGCTCCATTATCCTTTGCGATCTGAGGAATAAGAGCCTGGCGTGCTGCATGAGTTGAAATCATGGAAGCATCACGCGGTGAAAATTCAGGGTTCTGAGAACCTAGATAGATAGTGGCCTTTGGGTGGGCTACCTTAATCAAATCAATAGTCTGCTTGTAATCAGCAGGAAAAGCTGCCGGGCCGCCCTGATTCAAATGACCATTGTGACTAAATGACAAAAATACACTATCCAAAGAGACCGGGAACATTGCAGCCAAGCGGCCCGGTGCCCTAAGATAGTCAGGATTCTTGCCAGCTACAGAACCATTGTAAAGCTTAATAGTAGGAGTAGGAATGATTTCTGTTTCTACCTTGACTTCATCGAGGGCAAGACCACCGGCAAGATTTCCAGGATTAGCAGCTACGCCCGCATAAAACCCAATCTCTGATTTTTCTTGAGCTGTTAGGTTAAAGGAACGGATGACGGGTTCTCTACCTTCTACTGTAATCTTAGCACTAAAAGTAAGACCAGACAAAGATGTTTCCACCTCAACGGCCTTATTGGTTACGTTAGCAAGTCCCAAATCAATCTGCTCGGTAGCCACCACTTGGACTCCTCCGACAGCAAGAGTTTTAGCCATCGTGAGATACGTAATCCATTGACCGTTAAGTGAGAGGTTCAAGTGTACACCAAACCCGGTCATTAAAGCGTTTGAAAATCCATTACCAAATCTAAAAGCATTAAACCCAGTCAAACCAGCAGTTGTAACCAGAACTTTACTAGTAACTGTAGAATCCTGAGTAGGGCAGAGAACGGAGAGGCCGGAAGTATTGTTGGCTAAACTGGCACGACCGCCTGACTTCGTGACTGTGCCCCAGCCTGCCCAAGTTCCCTTCGTATCTGCCGCTGCGCCTACAGCATTACCAGCAACTGAGAAAGTGTCATGTGCAATTACTCCACCAGTAGCTGCTGCACCAGCATTAACAACTGTTGGTGCTCCATAAGTTTGAGTAGCATCATTAAATCCGTAATGCTCCATGCGAACATTTGGATACTTGGTGGACAGAAGCTTAAGAGTAATCAAAGGCCACTCGAATGCTGAAAGATTGTCTCCTGTTGAGTCACCAGCAACACCGGCAGTGTGGGAGTATCCGAACTGTGCAGCCCTAACGATATCCTCCCAAGGACCAACGGCTCCACCTGCTGAACTTACAGTATTAGATTCAGTAGCAAGTGCTACTGGTGCCTGATAATCAATCCTACCGTCCTGAATAAAGCGACTCTTACCATCCTTGGTCAACTTTACACGGAAAAAGGCATCTCCAATGGCGTCAACGTCGGCTGCTGTCAGCGTAACATTGACTGTCCTTGTACCGGCTGTTGCGGTCTTAGTTAAGAGGACGCTTGGGAAGTCTCTCTTCTTAGAGAATTCTACTGCCAGAGTTGCCCCTGTTAGATCGCTTGAAACCGGGATCTTCACGGTTTCGCCGTTGCCCTTGCGGGTTGAGAATGAATATGCCATGACTATATTTTAGCAGATTCAGCTTTATGTTTCAAAGCGAGCAACGATAGGTGCAAATGCTTCTTCAGTTAATTTATCCCAATCGTACGCCTTATGTACGGACTCGGCCCGGTTGAAAGCATCCTGTGCATAATGATCAAATCCCTCTACCGCGTCCTCAATGCACCAAGCAAGATCAATGTCTGATGGATGCAGCATTTCTCCTGGGTGTGTTTTAGGCCACGGGCTAGGGCCAAGCCGGGTTGCTACCACAAGATTACTATTCACCAATTCTTCATAAGGTGCCCAGCCTTCTGTGATGATAACCGGCATACCGGTGCTCATAGCCTGTAGCGGAATCAATCCAAAGCCCTCACCAAATGACGGGTAGATCAACATATCGTGATCGTGAACAAGATCAACCATCTGCTCGGTTGTATATTCGTCTGTTATAACGTCTACATTGCCCAGGTGCTCCCAATCATCGATCCACGTTGAACCGTTAGCCTTAAAGGTTAAAGTTACCTGGTTGCGACTGTTTCCATAAAGCTGTACGAACGTATCAAATAAAAGGGGTCCTCCCTTGCGGACAGCAGGCTCTCCGATATGCAGCAGCTTAACCGGGCCGCTAGTGCTACGCTCTCGTGGCGTCCACACAGCAGAATCTACGCCGTGCTGATACACCTTTGCAGGGAAGCCTTCGGCCTCAAACCAACTAGCGATTACAGGGGATGGAGTCCAGAGTTCATCACAACCTCGTAACAAATATTTCCAATTTCGAGGAAGGCGGGTTGACTCCCAGGGCACGTAGCCAATGTGGTATGCGTCCCGATTAGACCATTGCCAGTATTCAGGCTGGCAGAAAGCAAACTCAACCGGCGCGGTTTCGTCAAATAATTTAACCTCATGACCTAGACGCTGGAGAGATGATACAATCTGATAGGAAGCCTCTCCGAAGCCGTTGGCTCTTTGGAGGTTTTCAATTGGCACACACATACTGATCTTCATGGATCAATTTTAACACAGGGAGATAAAGATGCCAAAGCAACTAACGGTTGCGGAAACCAGAAAAGTTCTTGAAAGAAATGCTTCCTTCTGGTTTCCTCGCATGGAGCTTTTAGGTGCCTCTAAAAGAAGGCGCAAAGCATATGAGCAAGAGCAAGATGCTCTTGAAATAGAACACAATATTAGATGTCAGAAGCTTCGAGAAATTGCCGAGCTTCCTGATGAAGATTTGCAATGGCTGCTCGATAGCGGCTGGTCGCCGTTTGACTCATAAAAGTCAACGTGCTAAAGTATATTTAGTTTCAACCGGTCCCCTAGTCACGGTTGCAAAGGACACAGATTTCTGCTACAATGGTAGAGAACTACAGCCCCAAGCAGCCTGACTAGGGTCTTCGAAAGAAGAAGGTTGCTTGGGGCCTTTCCTTTCCCAAGACTCTGCTTTCCTGGAATAATGGAACCCTAGCCATATGGACGACAAGCGGAGGTCAGTGTGGGCCAGCACTTATCAAGGCTATGGTGGAGCAATCTCCGAGAAGTGTCAATGTCCTCTCGGCTAGATGGTTTTCTTTTATCCCGTTCTTCTGCCAGGCTCCACCACCAGGCCGGTAAATAGAAAGAAGAACCCACTGAGTTAGTTCTCAAAGAGACTCGAAACGGTGGACCGAGGATAGGAGTGTGTGACTGTGAGGCTCCTATCGTGGCATTGACGCAGACTCTGACAGCGAGAGAAAACCTTTTACCCTTCTCTCTAGGCACGCGGGGGGGAGAATGTACTATTCTATCTAAAAGGAGATAAGATGATAATAATTCCAGAAAATACAGAAGATGTGTTCAAATTAGCGAACTGGTATAATCAGGGTAGAATTACAGCAGAAATCTATTGGGATGCAATGGACCGCTATGCCCAAATCCAGATAGAAAAGGAGATTAAAAATGGTTATCACGACAAAAGAGCTAGAAAACATTCCTGACAGAGACAAGAAGAAGCCAGAACCAGAAAAGAAGTCCTGACCTCTGTGGTATACTTGATCTAGATGGAGGTGATATAGTTGATCGTACTTGGTATTGTTCTCCTGATTCTAGGAGCAATCTTTGACATCGGTATTCTCCTAACTCTAGGTTGGATTCTGATTGCTGTTGCTGTTGTTCTCTACGTTGTTGCTGCTATTGCAGGCGCACGCACGGGACGAGCACTCTTCGGAAGAAGGAAGCATCTGTTCTGATTTAAACACAATTGCCCCCTGGTGACAACCGGGGGGCTTTGTGCTAGAATGGTGGCATGAGATGTGACACCTGCTGGAAGCCAGCCGACAAGCACGCTGGCTCGGACCATGCTGTAGTAGTTCGACTGCCTCATTTACCAATTAGAAGGAGCCAGTGATGTATAACATGCCAGGAGTCCCACCAGCGCGTACCAAAGAAGAGGTTGACAACCGGGTCGAGTTGTGGCATGATATGGACGACGAGACCTATGAGGCAAGAGGCCGACCCTCGTTGAATGAGTATCTAGGCTGGTCTGAACATGACTATGGAGTCTGGATGTTTACAGGAAGGATTCCAAATGGATAAAGATAAATACGCACGAAATTATAAGCATAGATTTGCGTTTGCTATCAGGTTTGGCAGAACTATTTATTCGTGGAAATTATTTCCAAAGAAGAATTGGGGCTGATATGTGGAAGAAAATTAGAGCTTGGTTTGGTTATGTTGACGAGCGCGCAGGGCTTAAGGTCGAGATTCGTAAGAACCGGCCAGGCCAGGCGTATCACGGTCCCGGCCAGCGTGTTATGGGACCACAACAGCCACGTCCGCAAGTACAGAGGCGGGCTCCTAGCGCGCCCCCACGCCGCAGCCGTCCGGTTTATCAAGATTCAGGATTGACATATATCGCATATGATGCTGGTTCCAGCAGCGATTCAGGCTCTAGCGGAGGTTGCGACTGATGGGCAAGCATAGCGCACCAGATGAAGCGCTAGACTATTTCAGAAATATGTTTGCTAGAGCAGCAGAACGAGATAAGCGCCGGTCTCTAGATGGAAACTGTTATGGCTTTGAAGATGGTATGGACGGCTTTGTCGTCCACGGAGCAGGTTGTTCATTGGCAGGTCGTAGTTGGCACAGCAGTTCTAGAGACTGCATTAACTATAGCACCTGGAGAGGATGGACACCAGATTGGGCAAAGGATGTATCAGAACCTGCGTTGGATCGCTGACACACATGCTACACTAGATTGGGCAGAAGTCCGTGACAAGCTTCCGGTAAATCCACCCGGTAGTCATTTCAGAGAGGGGTTCGACGTTATGATTGAAGATGTTGATGTTCTTAATTGGCACGCTTATGGTCCGCTGGTAGATGGTAGCGAGCTTGACGTGTTTGAGTTTAGACCCCGTTTGAGGGATAATGTTCAGCAGGTGCCTAGGAGTCGTATTCGTATGGCTCTAGTTGATGAGGCACCAGAATTGGATGATGATTATGAGCTTGACTGCGACTGAAAAGTTACAACTGATCGAACAATATGTGCGTGATCTGTACCCGGTCTTTCGACCTGCGATCTTGAAGCCTGACCTATTACAACAATATGATAACGGTTGGGACCATGCTATGTGCGAGGTCCAGGGTGCCCTTCTTGAAATCTTGGAGGCCGATGATGCAGATTTGGGCTGATGATAACGATTCTATAAACATTTACACCTGGATGGTTACGTCGAAGGACGGTGAGATTGTTGGTTCTATCAAGAGTAATGGAGAAGTTTACATTAAGGACTCTATTCAGCAAGACCCCCAGGATTAAGAATTCACGTTGTGGCTTAGGGTGTCCCTGTGGATGATTACGATGATCTACCGGAGATTCCTTGTGAACCACCTATACCGGCCGAGGTCGGTGACGTGTGGTACTGCCCCGATTGTGCAAGAAAGTTTTACTACGTTCTAATGACTTTAGATAATGACGTAGAGATAGAAGCATGGTTTACAAGTGAGATTGGATAGTAATGCCTAGATTTAGAAAGCGCCCGGTTGAGATTGAGGCGCGTAGAGTACCGGATTTCGATGAGTATGAAAGTGCTGTTGAGTATGTCAACACTATTGTTGCGTTGGGTCAATGGTTCAATGGCAAAACATACTTAATGACACCCGAGGGTGAATATGCCCATGATGGTGCTAAGGTTATAGGTCCGCATGTAGTTGTCCCCACTCTAGAGGGTGATATGATTGGACTACCGGGCGACTGGATTATTCAGGGTGTGAACGGTGAGTTCTATCCTTGCAAGCCAGATATCTTTGAAAAGACCTACGAGCCTGTAGACGCATACTTGGACCATGAGCCATTAACGGCTCCACGAGACGTATTGGATATGAGCTAATGGCAGATTACAGTGGCGCTTACGAGCGCTTTGACCCTACCCCTGCACCTAAGCAGAATCTTAAGGACATATCTATTGGTATGCAAACTTCTATCCTTAGAGTCAGGGAGAGTAAGGTAACAACCATTGATTTTGGAGAAGGTCCGTTCAAGGTTGAGCAGTTTCAGGAACTTGCCCGGTTGCTAAAGGATTTCCCGCCTGGCGCTAGGGTAGCTGTAGAACAACAAGCTTGGGACGATGGAGAAACATTTAAGGTGACAATAAGCACATGAAGATTGATGTATTAGATAAGGGATACGTGCGCTATGACAAGCATATGGGATCGGATCTTGATGTGGTTAATTCGGCCAAGGTCTCTTTCGACCGGGCGAGTGCGACGTTTGAGGAAAAGGAAGCCCGACTCCTCGCTTTTCTCGTTAGAGACGGCCATACAAGCACCTTCCGCCATTCGGCGGTCACGTTGGAGGTCTATGCACCGCTCATCACTGCGAGACAATGGTGGAAGTACGCGGTAGCCTCAGCACACGTTGAAGATCAATTAGGCTGGAATGAGTCTAGTCGTCGCTACATTACAGAGACTCCTGAGTTCTATCTCGTGGCCCCTGATGAGTGGCGTAGTGTGCCAGAAAACAAGAAGCAGGGTAGCGGACCAACCATCGAATCTTTGAGTGCTGAGGATTGGGAAAAGGGCAACCGAGAGTTTTTCTCTTGGAATCCAGAGGACGGTCATTACCAGCCACCAAACATTGATGACGTGCTGGCATGGCAGATGCAGTATGGAAACTATTGGACCAAGCAGCTAGCTGGAATGTATTCTGCTGGTTTGCATTACTACGATCAGGCTATTGAGCGAGGTATTGCTCCTGAGCAGGCCCGATTGTTCCTGCCTGCCTATGGACTTTATGTTAGATGGCGTTGGACATTCAGCCTAGGGGCCGGTTTACATTTTTTGCACCAGCGCCTAGCACACGATGCACAGAGTGAGATACGTTCATATGCCGAAGCTGTACGTGATATTTTAAAGATTCACTTTCCAAAATCAGTAGAAGCAACATTGGAGTTGGTATGAGTTTTCAGGTGTTTGTAGACGGTGATGGTGAGCAGTATTGGACCGCTCAGGATAATGTAGAAGATGCCTTGCGTAAGTTTCTAGAAGAAATGCAGCCAGCCCGTAGGGTTAGCTTGGTATGGGAAGATTTTGATTATGAACCGGAGTAATAATGAGC